GGGTTGCGGTAAACGGATGGCATCATGCGGAATGCGAAATATTCCCATTCAGGCGCGGCAAAGGTAAGGCCATTCACTGCCGGATGTGCGGAAAGGCCATAGTAATCGGCCAGCCAGATCATTTCGGCCTTGAAACCATCTTCTGCCACCGGCATCCAGGAGACAGACCAGTTCAGCATCATTTGCGCGGTAATCATAGGGTTTGGCTCGCGTCGAACTGGATCCTGCAATAGCGGAAGCTGAACGACTGTGTTGCGCCGCCTAGCACCGGGATGGTGCCTGAAATCACATTTCCTGTTGCACGGAAGCGCAACTGATTGATCTGCGCCAGCGTAACGGTGACGTTTGATGTCGGATCGCTAGTGGTGCCCAACGCCGTTACCGTTTCCAATGTGGTCCAGTTGGTGCCATCATCCACGCTGTAGTCGATATTCATCGTTACCGAGTTTCCGGTCTGAAGTGCCGCCGTAGCCGATGTGGTCCAGCCCCATTGCAGTTGAGCGTTTGCGATGGTCGGCGTCGGCGTGATAGTCGCATCCGGGCATGACACTACAATCGTTCCGGTCACGGTCACGGATGATCCGCCCACTACGCCGCCGGTCTGCGTTGCGGTAAGAACTGCGGCAGTCGTTTCGTTCGTGTCGATCAGGTTGTTTGGCGTGGTGAAATTTGAATTGCTTACCACCGTGTTCGGCCACAATCGTGCGGTCGTGATCGCGGCATTCTGGCGCGCATCGATGGCATCGATGCTGTCGTTTACTGCAAGATTGCCGATAGTCTGTGCATCAGCCAGATTAAGCGAATCGGGTATGCTAGTGTCGAGCGTGGCATTTGCTGCATCGTTGAGCGCCAGCGAATCTGCAACGGCAAGATTGCTGATCGCACCAAATGAGTCCGCCATGTCCATGCTGTCCTGTGCCGTGGCCGTCAACGCGCCAAACGCATCGGCAACGTCCAGGCTGTCATCAGGTTGCGCCACGATGCTGCCCATCTGATCGGTCACATCGAGGCTGTCTGGTTGGCGCGCGACAAGTGCCGCATCCGATGCATCGGACACATCCAGCGAATCGTTCACGGCCAGCTGGTCGATAGAAAAAACATCCGACACATTCAGAGAATCAGGCGCGCGCACCGGTCCCAATGTCCCGGCCATTGCATCAGCCAGGTCAAGACTGTCCGCAATGGCCAGCCCGGTGATCGCGCCCATTTCGTCAATCATCAGCAGAGAATCCTGCAGCCGCGCATCACGCGCAACGAACATGTCACCAAGGTCTACTGAATCAGGAGAGCGAACCGGCCCAAGCGTGCCGGCCAAGTGATCGGAAAAGTCCAGACTGTCCGGAAAAGAGACATCGCGGTCACCAGTGCCGACCGGCACCTCAACGATCTTGATCGACCTGATTGGGAAAAACTTAGGCACGCTTCTGCCCCCATACTGTCACCCGCAAGCTGACAGGCGCGTAAACTTTGACCACAGTCGCTGGCTCCGGAATCGGCAGCATGCCGCCAGCCTCGACCGGGATTCCGCGCACTGCCGATGGTGTCCCGCCATAATGGTCAATTTTGCACGTTCCCGTGGTTCCCTGCACCGCCACCCAAAACGACACCACAGGCGCGGAAAACGTGAACGTCAGCACGGCTGATGCGCCCACCTGGTCGTCCAGCAGCTCACCCAGCGCATAATCGTCCCGGACATAGGTAGGCATTGCTGCTGCGCTTCCATGCCCATCCTCTGCGCGCGGCTCGACAAAAGCAGTCCCGGCCTTGTCCAGCATGCGGAATACAACGTCAAGCAGCGCCATCTGTGACCCTCATCGCATAGACCGGTTGACCGGAAACAGTAATCGCATCGAACATCAGTGCCGGGTAATTGGGCAGCGTGGCCGGTGCGCCGATGAATACTTCCTGCCTTGCTGCAGCACCACTCCCACCTCCGCCGTGCGGCCCCGGCAATCCGCGCGGCCCTCGCGGCAGGTCAAAATAATAAATCTTGCCATTCGACAAAATGACCTGAATCCTGGTGTCGTAAATCTGGTTGATTGCGACGATGTAATTGCCGGCATCGCCAGTGTCGCCTTTATCGCCCTTATCGCCTTGGTTTCCTTTTTGCCCTGGCTCACCTTTTGGTCCTGGCGGCCCGGAGAAGCCTTGAGGCCCACGCAGGCCGTTCAAACCCGGCACGCCTTGCGGCCCTCTTAATCCTTCTGGACCTATCGGACCAATCGGCCCTTGCGGCCCTTGAATACCTTGCGGCCCCGGCTCGCCAATTTGGCCCTGTGGCCCAGTTTCTCCGTTTTTTACCAGCGCCAGTTTTTCGCGGACAGCCGCTTCCAGATCGCGCAGGCGTTTTGCGATAACTGCCGATTGCAGTAAATCAGGCATCGCCGCTCAGCAACTTGTTCGCCGCTGCGGCATTGTCCTTCGCTGCTGCCGCCTCGGCATCGAGCTTGCGAATTTCGGCATCAAGCAACTCGAGTTGCTTTTTCTTCAGCGCATCCTCAGTCAATTGGGCTGGTGTTGGCGCTGCCGGTTCTGGCGGTTCAGGCGGCTCTATTTCTTCAAGCTCGCCGGGCAGGTCAAGCTCTTGTACCTGATACCCGTCATCCGCCAGCTCCTTGCGGATTTCCGACGCATCCAAGGCGCCGATATTGGCGTAAATCTCGTAGGTCTTGGCAACGGTGTAATCAGTCTCCGCTTCCTCTTTTGCCGACGGAACTGTGAGAGGCTCGAATTCGATGCTGTAGTCCTCAACATAGGCATTCATTGCGTGGAGTTGAATGGTAACGATGCGGTCAATGGCCGGCAGCAGGATAGTTTCCTGCCGCTGCTTGATGCTTGCATACCAGTATTCGAGATCGCTCTTGCCGGTGCTGTTGAGCCCCGATTGTGGCCTGCCGAATAGCAGGCTTTCCGGCATGCCTGATACCGCCGATAGGGCCAGCCCAAGCCGGTCAATGATGTCCGCAATACCTGACATCGTGGATGATTTGAGGTCGTAGCTCTCTTCCTTGTCGATGACCACGGTATTGTTGATCGACCGTGCCATGTCAACCAGGTTGATCCGGCGCTTGACCAGTTCCTCGCCGCCCGGTGAGCGCAATAAACCGGTCAGGTCAGGGATGCCATGTATCCCCTGTTGCGCGCGCTCCATCAGCGCATTCGCCCAATAATGCGACATGCCCAGCCTCTCAAGTTGGGTATAGCACTGCTGCAATTTGCTGTCGCCCCAGCCATCATTGCGCTCGCGCAGCCGGTCAGGGACTGCCACGCCATCAAGCGCGATGCACCGCGACTCATGCACGAAATATGGCATGCCTTCCACGGGTGACACCTGGTAGATTTTGGTTTGCCCGAAACGCCGGTCGGCGGGGTCTAGATATTTTTCATGCCGCGAAACTTGCCAGCGGTCGTAAACGCGCAGTTGCTCGAGTTCGCGCACTCGGTTGATGTTGAGCGGCTCTTCCAGCGTTCCGTCATCGTTGATTAGCATCACGATGAGCGAACCGCCATAGAGGCCCGACCAGCGCAGCGCCAAGGCCAGCTTTGGCAGCATCTGGATGCCTTCCAGCTCCGCCTTTACCGCATGCTCGTCCTCGATGCCTTCGATGTCATATCCGGCGCGCACCATCTCATCAGCCGGGATGTCGATGATGCGCCGGGCGAAACCATCACCTTCGTACAGATTTTCGAGTTCAGCCCATTGCAGCAGGCGCGGTGTCGTGGCTCTGGTGTAGGCGTTACGGTCGCCCCGGTTGCCCACGTTGAGGAAAACATTCTCGTAGGGACCATCCATGCGCAGGATGGAAGGATCGTTTTTTGATTCGTCTTCGGGTTTTTGCTCGTCCACAATCCAACCCCTCAGGTGAGTACAGCAAGATCATAAACACGGCCACAGAGCATGGCAAAGGCGCCTGATGATGCATCGACAATATCGTCGTGCGCGCCCTTATCGGGAAACGCTTCAAGCTCGCCAAAAAACACATCATTCCATGATGCGCGTACTACATCCACATTCCCTGCCTGCCATTGTGCCGCGAATGGCTCGGCGCGCGCAACCTTATCGCCTGTTTCACGGATGACCTGCACGGAATACCCGGCCAACTCGGCCACATAACTTTCGGCCTGGTCTTTTCCGGCCTGTCCGGGGTCTTGCGACAGGCCGATCTTGCGATCATAGCCGTCATGGCTGGCCACGCGCTTGACCAGCTCGCGCACGGCATGCGCGCGCTTGCGCTCGTGCTGCACGTCAACAACAACAAACCGGCCATTCTTGCGCTTGCCCATCAGGACACCGGCAGTCCAGTCCGGATTAGGGTTTGTCTCGCTTGGCTCGGTCGATGCCAAATCCCAGCGACGCACCCATTTGATTACATCGGAAGGAGGAATGGCGTCGATGATCGACACATCAGAACGCTTGAAATACAGCCCTGCCGCCGGTCGTATCTTCCAATTGCCCTCAAGCAATCGTGCGCGTTCTACGCGGCTCAGTGCCTTCAGATTGGCCAGATAGCCGGGGTCTTTTTCAAGGAGGATTTTGTTGTCGTAAATCGAGGCCGCAATGAATGTCACCGATTTCACGTCAGACGGCGCGCACCCGGCCAGCCCGGCCACTTCCGCTGCCGAATCGCCCCACACAAGATCATCCGACACCCGAGCGAAGTATCGAATCCGGCCAGACCGTTCAGGGATCGGATATCCTGTTTCCTGGTCGATCCACCAGCCAATGAACTCGGCCAGCCAACTGTCGGCATCAGGGTTGCAGGTAGCGCGCACATAGGGCCGGATACCGCAGGTTGAGCGGTTGCGGGAGAGCAGATAGAAAAACTGGGTGCGGGTGATGTGCTGCAGCTCATCGAAGCACAGCAACGGGATTTGGGTGCCGTCCCAACCCAGAACATCATTTTCGTATTGCAGATGGGCGAAACTGACCTTGGCACCTGAAGGAAAGACGAATTGCGCCCTGGGTGACATCTTGGGCTGCGCGCCGAGTTTAGGATAAATCTGAAAGGCCGTGTCCCACAGTCCGCCCTCTGCGGTAATCTGGGAACCGATCCGCCGGAAGATGACTGCGCCGAATTGAGGAATCTCGATATGCCGTAGCGGCTCCATGAGCAGCGCCAGGGTCTTTCCCGCGCCTGCGGCACCTCCGTATATGGCAATGTCTGCCGGAGTGGCTAAGAATGCTTCCTGTGGCCCTTTCTGTGGCTCAAGTCCGGCCATTGTGCGGGAGTTTTACGACATAGGTTTCTACGGTTGCATCAACTTTAAGGGCGCCGCCATCGGCTCCGGTGATTTCTTGTTGGACTTTTTCACCGTATTTTTTGGGTGCGAGTTTTGAGAGCAGCCATTTACGGGTATCAACACGCAGTTTCCTGTTCTGCACATCGCCGGAATCAATTTTTCCGAACGAATCAACGGCAGGTTCTTCATCGCTTATTTCAAGCACGTCATCAGCCATTTTTTCAATACAGGCTTCCCTCGCGCGCGCGTATTGTTTATCCAGTTCCTCGTCTTTTTCTGCCCATTGAAGAAATGCGGCAGGCGTGATGTTAACTGTCTTGCAAGCCCGAGTAAGGCTGAATCCACCGTGCATCAAAGCCAGAATCTGTTCAATCTGCTCTGCTTTTTTTTCCGGTGTCCGGTAACGATCTTTGCGCGGTTTCGCTACGCCCTTAATTCCCACTTTCGACACTCCTTCGGGAACTCATGCTGTTTGGCCTCGACATTATCGCCAAGCCTGATCCTGCGTTTGAGACATACCCAACTACAAAAATGCGCCGGGTATTTAGTGATTATCCGGTACGCCAGGTGCAAGCAATCCATACAAATTAGGTTGGTCATAAGGTTGACGGCTCAACCTTACTACTATTTTGCCTCCTTTTGCAACCTGCTGGCCCATTTCGAGTTGGAAAACAAAGTGACGATCATTGACCTGGAGCGCGTCCGCGATGCCGTCCAGGTAGGATTTGCACATTGAAAGGCAGTTATCCATGTCCGGGTAATTGCGGGTCTTGGGAAAGAACATCATCCAGACCCATATTTTTCCGTCGTAGCCGTCGAATGATTGTGAGGTGCAGCCTGCCGATTTGGCTAGCAGGAAGGCATCCATTCTGGCCTTCTTGCCCATTTTGTACTTGCGCGTCCAGTGCGACCGGCCATTGGGGGAGAGGGATTTGTCGGGCCAGGGGAGCGTGAGCTGGATCATTTTTTGATAGGCTCGTTATGTTGTTTTGTCCCACTGGTGGGACATACTGATTGCGTTTTACTATGTCCCACTGGTGGGACAGTGCCTATTTTGCTCTTTAAAATCTTAATAATATTTACATCTCTTTACAGTTCAAATTTTGAACTATGTCAAAGTTCATAATTTGAACTACGCGTAGTTCACCAGATGAACTACCATCTAAAGTTATCCACAAGGTAGTTAATGCCGTTAACTACCATCCATCTTTTCCTGAGATTTTTTTGCCTTACCTAGCATCAATCTTGCCTCATCTGTGTCCTGATGTGCCAGAACGTCCTTAATACCTTTAATGGCTTCTTTGGGCATGACCATTGGCTGTACATCAATATCATTATTGATTTGTTTGCTGTTTGGTTGAAATAAATTCAGCGTTAGATTATCAATCCTGATGTAGTTCACCTTTCCGTCAGGTGTGGTCAATCCTTCGGCAACAAAGTTTTTAAGCTCGGCGACAGCATCTTTTACGTATGCCGGCATGTAATCGAATGAAACCGAAGCGGCCGGCAATCCTTGCTCGTTCTTTACATCGAATTTTTCAACGATAGCGTAATTATTACTGCTATTCCTGCCACCAGATGTTTTGACAAGCAACCCTTCCGCCTCAAGCTCTTTGAGTGCTTTCACAACTGAAGCCCTTGCCAATCCTGAATATTCTTGCAAAGTATCCAAAGATGGGAATGCAGATCCAGTTTCATGACTTACAAATGATTTTATTACCGGATAAAGTTTAGTCGCACTCGCGCTCAACCTAGCCCACGTCTTGTTCCTGATCAGTTCCTTGAAGATATGAAACCAGCTCACATCTGCCTTGAACATTTCCAACTGCTGCTTTTCCTTCTTCGTCATCTCTACTACCTCAAAATCCTCTGCATCTTCCTAGTCGCCACATCCGCAATCTTCTTGTTCGCCAGTCCGCCCATCCAATCGATCAGGATATTCACG